GGACTCCCTGGCACAGGGCAAACGATGATGAAGGAGAGAGCGAATGATTAACAAAGAAATCAAGCCATGCCCGTTCTGCGGCTCTTCCGCATCAGTAGGTATCAGGAACGGCTTCTACAAGGTTATATGCAACAACCCGGAATGCTCAACCAGATACAACGGCTGGCTCAGCAAGGACAGAGCAATCAAGGAATGGAACACAAGACGAAAGGGGAAAAAGAATGACTAACAGAGAAAAATTTGCAGAGGTTTATGGGTTTGAGCTGGAAGGCAGCCCCTGCGTGGCACCTGAAAAGGTATGCGACCACTATGGAGAGTGCGGAAGATGCCCCTTCAAAGGCTGGTGGGATAAGGAATATCTGCCGTGTTTCAGGATGAAAGCGGAACCTTTTGGCGAGGAGGGTTGAATGCGGTACGGATTACCCTACAAAGGCAGCAAGAACGCAATCGCTGAATGGATTGTGAACAAGCTCCCGAAGGCAGAAATATTTGTGGATTTGTTCTTTGGCGGCGGTGCGGTAACACATAGGGCGATGCTATCTGGCAAGTATGACAGATTTATCGTGAATGATATTGATGCAAGACTCCCGAAGCTATTTCTCGAGTGTGCATACGGTCAGCATACTATCAAGACTCACCCTGAATGGGTAACAAGGGCGATGTTCAACGAAAAGAAAGCGGATGATGCCTATATCGCCCTTGTGTGGTCGTTCGGGAATAATGGCAAAGACTATCTATACGGAGCGGATATCGAAGAAATGAAACACGCATACCACATAGCTTGTTACGAGAACAATGTCGAGCCGTTGAAAGCGTGGGGGTATTACCTACAGAAAAGCAACAAGGTGGAAGTGTATGAGCGGTATCTGGAATACCAACGGCAAGTAAAAGCACAGAGTCCACAATGTCAGCTTGAGGTGGTGACAAGGCAGACAGAAATAGAACGCCTACAAAGCCTACAAAGCCTACAAAGCCTACAAAGCCTACAAAGCCTACAAAGCCACGGAGCAGACTTTTCTGCCGTGCCTATACCGAGGGGAGCGTTGATATATTGCGATATACCGTACAACGGAACGAACTGCGGAAAATACAGCGGTTTTGACCACGACAGATTCTATGAATGGGCAGAGCGGCAGGACAACATTTTCATCAGCGAGTATTGGATGCCAGACAGCTTCGTTCAGTACGCACAAATTGAAAAATCAGTTTTGTCTGCTGCCAACGGCAATTCACAAACCGCACGAGAAAAGATTTACACCAACAGGCGGACTTATGAGCGCATGACGGAAGAACAGAAGGAACTTATCAAGGTTTGGAATGGTGAACAGATGAGCTTTGAAGATTTAATCGGATGGTGAAAGGAGGAACAATGAAAAGACGTATAGCCTTATTGGTGGCGAGTGCAATCATCACCGCACCGCTGCCCACAAGAGCAGAGGAAGAGCCAACACTTGAATACATCAGGACAACAGTGTACTACGCAAAAGAGGGCGCAAAGACCGCAACAGGCAAGGAAGCGAGATACGGCATCATAGCCTACAAGCCGGAATATTACGGGCGGACTTGTATCCTGTACACCGCAGACATGGAATACATCGGAGTCTTCGAGTGCGAGGACACAGGCGGCGAGAGGGTCAGGACAGGGCGAGTACTTGACGTGTACACAGGAACGACAATCGACACTTGTTACGACTGGGTAGAAGAGTATGGAACACACTGCTACATGCAGTGGATAGATGCGGAGGGTTGAAGCATGGACGAAAAGCAAAAAACAATATATGACCTACTCGATGAAGTAGCGGCAACGATGTGCGACAAGTACTGCAAATATCCTGAAAGCTACGAGGGAACTTTTGACGAAATGCTGGAAGAGATATGCGCAAATTGTCCGATGTGTAAGGTACTGTAAGGAGGAGCAGGAATGAAATTACTAATAGACATACCAGAGCATATTTACGAACACGCAAAGGAAACAACAGAAGACAGCAGGGATGAATTTGATGCGATGAGAGCAATCGCCAACGGCACACCAGCAAGATGCATGGACGAAGCAGAAAAAGAACGGTTAATCAAAAAAAACATGTTAAGCATAGAGAACAGAGTCCGCAATGTTTTTAATCAGGGATATGAAATGGGGGTGAAAGAGAGCCGTTCGGAAATTCCGAACACCTGCGGTGATGCTATCAGCAGGCAGCACCTACTTGAAGAAATTGCAATGCTGAAGAAAAGTCCCTGGTTTAACGAAAATACCTACGGCTCAAAAGTTATACGGAAAGAGGCGGTTGAGATTGTAGAAGATGTGTGTATCAAAAGAGAACCATCCGTCACACCACAGCAGAGGACAGGGCGGTGGATAAAGCAAAATTATGGGTGGAATTGGCAGTGTTCAGAGTGCGTTTTTGTGACACCACCAAATGCAAAAGAAATTTTTACATTTTGTCCTAAATGCGGAGCAAAGATGGAGGTGGAAGATGCAGATAGTAATTGATATACCCGAACAGATGTATCTCAACGCAAAGGCAGACATATTGTGCGGTGGAGATATTCTTGTGAAAGCAATCAAGAACGGCACACCACTTGACAAGATAAGAGCAGAGATAGAAGCACTAATAGAATGGCACGATTGTCCGATTGAATACGATAACGGGAATGATGCGTGGTATTGTGAAGCGTGCAATCAAGCAATTAAAATTATCGACAAGTACAAGGCAGAAAGCGAGGATAAGGAATGACAAGAGAAGAAGCGAAAAAAATCCTACAAAATAGCCGAAAAGAACTGATTGATTATAAGGGGGTTAATAACAGTAGTGCAGAAGCCTTATATATCGCAATAAAGAGTCTTGAGGCGTGGGATGCGGTAAGGGCTGAAATTGACACATACCTGTTCAAAAATGAGTTTGGAACAGCCTACAGACAAGAAGTGGCAGATATTATCGACAAGCACTTGCAGGAGGTGGACTCATGACCGAATGGGACAGCTCTCCCGAAGGCAAAGCCTACCACAGGAAAGCCCATCAGGAATGGCGAAAGACTAACAAAGAACACGCCAACGACTACCACCGGGAATACATGAAGACATGGCGAGAACTCAACAAAGACAGAATCAATCAAAAGACGAAGGAATGGCAGATTGCCAACCATGAGAAGGTCAAGGAATACAGGAGAAGGTACATGGCAAAGTGGCGAGACGAACACCGGGAAGAATACCGGGAATACCTGAAGCGATGGAAGGAGAACCACCCCGAAGGGAAAGACACCCATACCGTCACGAAGGAAGAATGGCTTGAGCGGTACGGCTACCCGATGGGCGATACTTCCGGCTGGGAGAACTGGCAGGGATGGGACACAAGAATCACGAAAGGAGCGGAGGAATGAAGGACGAAAGATATGCAGAATTTGAGAAGGACTGCCAGAGCCTTATCGGCAACGTGACGGATGCTCTATTCGTGGCATGGGGCAAGGGCATATTAAGGGGCAGGCAGGAACAGGATGAAGCCTACCAGAAGGGCTACGCTGACGGCATGAAAGAAGCCATAAGGACGGCAGAAAGGATGGTGGAAGAGTGAGGATCGAGGAATGGCTTCACAAGCCCGAACGGCTCAAGCTCAAGATGATGCAGCTCAAGAACGCCCGGGACGAGTACGAGATGTGCCTGCTCCCCGGGGCCATAACCTACGACAAGGACAAGATCGACAGGACACCTACCGACCGTGTCACCGAGATCATGGTGAAGAGATCAGACATCGACCTTGAGATTGAGAAGCTCGGACGCATCCGGGCAGAGGCTCTGGACGACTGTCTCGCTGTCCTCGCCACTCTCCCTGAGCGTGAGGAGTACATCCTCACCGCCTACGACATCAGAGGGGAGCGCATGGAGGATGTGGCGAGGGCAATCAGCTACTCGGTCGGCTATTGCTTCAAGATCAGGCGCAAAGCCCTCAAAGCCCTTGCAAATGCAAGAAAAGAAAAGAGGACACAAATGACACAAAAAGGGGTGCTATAATGGTAATGTGAAAGTTAGGACAGAGGGAGCGCAGAGATGCACTCCCTTTTCCTTTGCTGCGTTTTGCATTAGCTTTCTCCGTAACGATGCTCCACGTCTCCTCCCCCAGCGATACCGTGGGGCATTGTTATGCAGAAAAAATGACCGGGAGGGTGTATGGCAAACAACCCACGATATCAGAACGGCAACCTCCGCAGGAAACACCGGGCACGGATGAAAGCCATGGGGTTACCTTGCCACATCTGCGGACGACCTATCCACTATGACGAACCATCGGACAGTAAGCATCCTTTGAGCTTCGTCATTGATGAAGTGATTCCGATCAGCAAGGCTGAGAAGTTTGGATACAATTCCAGAAGAGAAGCTGCTGAAGATTGGAACAATTTAGCCCCGGCTCACTATGCTTGCAATGCGATGAAATCAAATCGATTGCCAAATGAAAAAAAGGTTCAGCTGGCAAAGGTGCAGAACGTACCAGACGGACAGTGGTGAGCGAGTCGCTTGCCGATCAGGGGGACGGCTACCAGGGGAATCCACCCTTCTCCCCGGATGGCGACACAAGCGTCCTGCCAGCGCCGACACACTAAAAATTGAAAACCGCAATATGAACACATAGGCTCGGATAGCGATTGCAACGCGAAAGCTATTCCCTGATAGTTTCCGAGCCTTTATTATCAGGGCGAATTACCAACAGGGAGGTGCAATATGCCGAAAAATAAAGTGCCAAAAACATCCATTCCTGAATCCGTTGAGCAGGCTTGGAGAGAACAGGGAGAAATTGGTGCGGTAAAAGCATCAATTGCAAAATATGCCAAGGTTTTGGACATGACAGACAGCGGGCGAGATATTAAGCCTTTAGTCAGCGGAATGTTCGAAGCCATTGATAGGCTGAAAGCGTTGGAAGCTCATACAGGTAACAAGAGCAAGGTGACTCCGCTTGCTGATATCCTAAAGAAAGCATCTAATGAGTAAAAAAGGATGCCAAGAGCCAACTTTTCATCATTGCGACAAGTATGATAAGACCGAAGGCGAATATGCGTATTTGCTGTCGGAATCATACGACCTCCGGCCACATTTGTGGCAGAAATCAATACTAGACGATTGGCTGGCGATAGATGACAAGGGAAAGCTCATTCATAATTATTGCATTTTGGAAGTCCCACGACAGAATGGGAAGACAGGAGTTAGCGACCCAAGAGAAACATGGGGGCTGATAAAGCGTGGAGAATCCATACTCCATACTGCACAGGAATTTCAAACTGCAAAAAAAGCGTTTGACAGACTCCGCAAGAAATTCGGATCAAGGAAAGACGACCCATTTGCAGAATATCCCGAGCTGAATGCACTGGTTGACCATTATACGACTAGTGCTGGTCAAATGGTTTTAGACTTGACCAACGGCGGTCATATAGAATTTCGTACAAGGGGCAATAATTCCGACATGGGACGTGGCGGAACATTCGACCTTGTCGTAATTGATGAAGCACAATCATATACAGAAGCTCAAGATTCAGCTCTATCACCGCTGAACAGTGCAGCACCGTCAGGGTCTCCGCAAACAATATTGATGGGAACTCCACCGCTGCCGTCAGCAGGCGATAAGGGCTTTATTTTTGCAAATGCTATATTCAATATGCACAACAATCCTGAAAAGGGAAGTTGTATCTCGGAATGGAGCAGTGAAGAGGTTGGCGATGTTTCCGATCGTGAGCGTTGGTATCGTCTCAATCCTTCGCTTGGATATCAGCTATTGGAAGAGGCACTGGCAAAAGATGTAAATGCTATGTCACCCGATTCTTTTGCAAGAGAACATTTGGGCTTTATGGCAAAGCGGCATGAGGTGAGCAATATTGCATTGGATTTGACCGCCTGGACAAAATGCAAATCCTCCGAGCCAAAACCCGAAGGCAAGACCGCCTATGGCGTGAAATTCAGCGCAGACGGCTCAACGGTCAGCCTGTGCGGCGCAGTCATCCCGAAGGATGGCAAGGCTCGTATCTCACTCATTGAGATGAAGCCGACCGCAATGGGGACACAGTGGCTGGCTGACTGGCTCAATGCGAGGTACAGCCAGGCATCCTGCGTGGTAATAGACGGACGGAATGGTGTTGATGTGCTGGTGGATAAGATCGCCAGCACTTGGAAATATAAAGGGTCGGTCATCAGACCGAACGCAAAAGAGATCATCGCATCTGTCTCAATGCTGACGGATGCGCTGGCAGAAGAGTCGGTGACATGGTATGCCGGACAGGAAATCCTGAACGATTCAGCCACGACATCGACCAAGAGACCGATAGCAGGCGGATGGGGATTCGGAGGAGAGAATCCGACACCGATTGAAGCCTGTGCATTGGCTCTGTATGGTGCAAAAACTTGTAAGAGAGACCCTAACAGGGTGATGAGGATTGGGTGAAATGTTCCAGATCGAAATCAGCAATGTGAGAGGACTGCCTGCGGAAGAGTTTGCAGACCTTCTCTCCCTGATAAATACTTACAACTATTACTCGGGCAAAAATCAGATAAAAAACAAGTATTACGAGGGCAAAATCAGCCTCAATCAGGTCAACCTTGGCATCGCATTGCCGGAAGGAATGAGAGGGCTTGAAATAGGCTGCTCCTGGGGCGCAAAGACTGTGGACGTGTTAGCGGCTCGCTCGATGTTTGATGGATTTGTAGGGGTTAATGGCGAGGATGTGGCGGAGCTTGACAGAATCACCGACAACAACAACCTTGTTGACGAGTATATCAAAGCCTGCCGGGATGAGCTGAAGTACGGCTGTTGCTTTGTCACCTTGAGCGATTCGGACGATGGCGTGAAAATACGATTCCATTCTCCTCAGATGGGTGCAGCCAACTGGAATGGCGAAAAAGGACGCATCCGCAACGGCTTTGCGATTATTGACACCGCTCCGAACAATGAGAAAAGCACGGAATGGACTCCGTCAAGGCTTAACTACTACACGGATGACTGCATCTGGGTGCTTCAGAGGTACGGCACTCTGTGGACAGCTGAAGCGCATCCGCACAAGATGGGCAGACCGCTCATGGAGGCTCTTATCTGGAACGCAACAAGTGACAAGCCGTTCGGACGGTCAAGGATAAAAGAGCCGATCAGGAGGCTCATCGATGGCTATGTCCGCACGATAGCGAATGCGACCATCGGCTTGGAGTTCTCCACAAGTCCGCAGAAGTATCTGCTGGGAGTGACGGATGACCAGTACGATGCGTTGATAAATCAGAAATTCAAGCAGTATGTGGGAAACATCATCGCAGCGACTTGGAACCCCGAGACAGGAGAAAAGCCGACCTTCGGACAGCTTCTGCAAGGGTCAATCAGTCCTCATGTTGAGATGATCAGAATCCTTGCTACGCAGTTCTCTGCTGCCACAGGCTTGACCGTGACAGACACAGGTGTGGTAAGTGAAGCTAACCCGACAAGTGCAGATGCGGTCATGGCACAGAGTCAGACGCTAATCGCAACGGCTCAACAGCTTAACATCGGCAATGGTGTGGCATTGAGGAGCATCGCTCTCATGGCTCTGGCAATCAGCAACGGCGTAACGTTTGCAGACCTGACTGAAGACCAGAAGGCAGTCGTGGCACACTTCAAGAATCCGGCAATGCCGAGCGTGGCAGCCACATCTGATGCGGCTATCAAGATAGCAAGTGCAAGGGAAGGCTTCGCTGATACTGATGTATTTCTTGAGATGCTTGGATTTGACAAGGCAGACATAAGAAGGATAAGAGCTCAGGAACAGAAGGCGAGAGGGCTTAGCCTTATCACGGAAATGGAAGAATAATGCAAATTTCGTCAAAGGACTGGGAGAACTACATAAAGAAATTGAATGAACTGAATGAGACTGCTGGTCGTTTGATGAGTGAATATATCTCGAAGCATGGATTCGGGGACACAGATGCAATAATCAGTTATGCTTACGGATTGATCACAAAGTATGGTGAAGGCTCAGCGGCTTTATCGGCGGCCATGTATGATGCAATAGCGGAAATGTCAGGCAAGACACTTCCACCGGCAGAGGTAGCACCTACGGCTGATTATAAAGAGGTAGCCGAGGCGGTAAATGGCACGATTAAGCAGTCATCCAACCCGAAAACAACTGGGAGCACGGTCAGCAGGCTTGTAAAACAGGCCGGAGCCGATACTATGCTGAAAAATGCAGAGCGTGACGGTGCACAGTTCGCATGGGTGCCGTCAGGTGATACATGTGCGTTCTGCTTAACGCTTGCTTCTAATGGCTTTCAGTATATGAGCGAGAACGCAAAGAAGAACGGACATGCCGAGCATATACATGCCAACTGCGACTGCAATTATACTGTTAGGTTTGATAATAAAAGTGGTGTACAGAGTTATGATCCCAAAAAGTATAAAGAGATATATGATAATGCGGATGGAGACATTAACGAAATACGGCGGATGCAGTACCGGGAGAACAAGAATAGGATAAATGCACAGAAGAGAGAGACATATGCGGAGAGGAAGAAAGACGCCGATGATAATAATAAACAGTTACGTATAGAAGCGGCAAGTCCCTTTAAGAATCCTGATACGCCATTGACGGTATATCAATATGATCAGAGCAAACATTTTAAGGGTGGTGACAAGTATAACGAATACATGAAGACACATGAATATCCACCGAGTTATTTAACAATTTCCGAAAAAGAAGTACAGGAGCTTGTTGATAAATATCATGGAACTGGTATACTAAAATTAGATAGGAATGGAAACTTAGCCAGAAGCGAATTAATTGTTGATAATGAAAGAATAATAGGAAGAGCAGTAAATGATCGGAATGGAAAAGAAGTAGCAACATCGACTTTTAAAATTCATTATTCATCTAAGGGAACACATGTTGTTCCAGCATACGAGAGTCAAAAGCAGTATTGGAAAGAGAAGAGGGCACAAAATGGATATGATTGGATACTTAGGCAAAAAAGTTGATTTATCTTGTAAAGATGGAGAAAAGTTTTCTGGCTATGTTTTTGATATTTTAGATGAGGATGATTCTGAAAGCGGATGTAAGAGCATAGAATTATCCCCGATAGATGCTATGCATTTAGTAGAAATAGCGATTGAGGATATTGAGGAAATAAAAGTTGATTTGAGATTTAAAGAATTTGATTTCAGACGTTGAAATCTAAGAAATATAATAGATTAAAAGCACCAAATCGGTGTTTTTTTGTTGGAGGAATGAATGGTTACAAAATACAACACAGGG